ATCAATTACTCCATTTTTAATTTCATCTCCATATGGTCCAAAAACTTTTTTTCTTGGATCTTGGAATACAGGTAGTCCATGAGAATCAATGTATCCCTCGTAGTTCCATTCCATAGGTATGAACAAACTATATAGTCCTGAGCGAGTCTGTCCATTGCGGTTTCTTTTTGTAACATCTGAATCATAGTATAACTTTTTAAAGTTGTCGCCACCTTTATCTAACGCGTTTGATGTTGAGCCCATCATGCATTTTCCAACTATTCTACTACCTAGTCTTAATGTGGTTTTCGTGACCCTCCAGTTGTTGAGGATGTTGTTTGGGCGCTCCCATTTCCCCGACTCATCATGTACGAGGAGTTTGAGTTTCTCACCGTCGTAGGAGTTATCACCTGTATTCTTCCAGTCGATGGTGGTGTCCAGTCCCTTGAGATCCTGTAAGGCTTCGTCGGTGGTAGAGGCGGTAAGTTTACGACGGGTGTACTTGGTGGCTGGGACACGGTAGGCAAGCTCGGTCTTTGGACGGTCCATTCCGTCCTGGGTCGGTTTGAAAAAGAAGGGGTAATTAACCGATATGGGTACCACCTTATCTGTGAACATGGACTTGGCATCAGGTCCAGACTTGGATAATATACCATACCTGGAGTCACTTGATATGGTTGCCAAGTTAACCACCTCTCCTGAGGCCATAAAAGAAAACCCGGACCGCCTATTCTTAAGGTAACACATCCCAAAGGATCGTGAATCTGCCTTACAAGCTTCCCAGAAAATAAAGAATAATCTATTTGATTCACGGAAGTTTGGTGCGCCGACGTCAATCTTAGACCACTGCAAGTACATGTAATGAGTACCACTAATGTAAGTAGGAACGTCTTTGTTATAAAACCAAAAACCTTCCTCCCTACGGGTAAATTCATTATCGATGTAATCATACCATTTTTCTTTAAACTCTTGTGGATACTGTTTAAAATCATAAACGTTTTTTATTTTTTGTAAATCTTTTGGATATTCAAATTTATTCCACGTATTATTTTTAAACTTATGTATATTTTTAGCTTTGGGTAAAGCTATTTTTAAATTTTGTATTTCGTATATTTCACCTATCTCACCTGTCCTACTTATAATTATAAAATCATACTCTTCATTATAACCATACTCCCATTTTTTATACCTATTATTTCTAGCTAAAACTTTAGGCTTAACATAGTCTTTAAGTACTTTTATTAAATCTTGTTGATACATTATTTAGATCTTGTTTCAGCAAAACCTTTAAAAGTTTTTTCTTTATTTTCTTTTTTAGGTTTTTCGTTTAACATATCTTCTTCTTCTTGTATACGTTTAAGTATTTCAAAAGCATCAAATATAGCTAACTTTTTTGTAGCTGCGGCATTTTTTAATCTATCAGCAGATATATCATCTTCTGAGTCTACAATGGGTTCTTTAGCAACTTTAATAAGTTCGTCCACAGCCACTTGCCCAGCTTGGATTATATTCAACTTCGTCTCCTTTGTATTCATATTTAATTGTAATATCATTAGTTCGCATACGGTATAATCTGTCATTATCTATAACAAATTCATACTCACTGCTTGGGCTAAACCCAACAAGGCTTCCCTCGTTCACTTTTAAAGCATCTAAGGAACTATTACCATATTTTAGTATACCAACACGAGGACGTTCTTTTTGAACAGTTACAAGTTGTTTTTTATTTTCAACTATAGGTTTAACAAAACAAAAATCAAACGGTGCTTTCCACTCATTATCTTGTTTATATAAAAATATTTGATCGTAAAAACAAAAGTATAAATCTTCTTTAAAGTATGAAGAACTGTTTTTCTCAACACCTCGTACGTCGTAAAACCTTCTAAATACATTATGGTGTACAACTACTTCGTCACCTATTTTTATATTAGTTTCACCTACTTTTGGTATTGATTTTACAATACCTATTCTATTAACGTACTTATGATCGTCCATTGTAGTATTAATAATAAGTTTTTTACCATCAATATCTACCTCGTTATCGTATCTACCATTTTTTGGTTGTACTATAAAGCTAAATAAACTTTGCATTAGTATTCTAAATTATATTCAATTGAAATAGCCATATTGGAATTAAATTTTTTCCAAGGTATAACTTCTTGTTCTTTCGTAATATATATATTATATGAGTTGTCTTTTTGATCAAATAATATATCAGATATACAATGTCCTCCGTAAACCTGTTGGCCTACGGAGTAATGCATTGCTTCATTTTTATAGTCAGCTCCTATGCTTATTTTTCTAATTAACTTAGCCATAGGATTTGATTTTATTTATTTTTCTTCTGCTACTTCGTCTTTTTCTTCTTCTACAACTTCATAAGAACCATCTTCAAGATTAATATTAACCTTACCGTATTCTTTTTCTAACTCGTCAGCAGTTTCTTTAGTTTTCTCCATTACATTGTTTAAAGCATGTAATAGTTCGTGTTTTTGTGCTTCAACAGCACCAATGTCATTCACTAGTTGTGATCTAACTTTTACTTGAGCTTGAATTCTCTTCAATTGCTCTTCTGTAATTTTCATTTCTTTTTTACTCATAATTTTGGATTTTTGGTTTAATTTAATTTAATTATTTTTTAAATATACTAGCTGCTTTTTCACCACTTCGTCCACCGAAATAGGCTAAAACTACAGCCATCATAACTTTTTCAAAAGTATCGTTCCATGTATTATTTATTTGAAACGGTATACTTTCTACACTATCTAAGATACCAGCTAAAGAAAATATAACAATACACCATACTAATACTAGTGGGCGTACATTTTTTGACATCCATGAGTCAGACATTGAGTCTGCTTCCCACCTTGATGTTATAGCTGTTATTTCTTTTTCTTGTTGCTCGTATATCATTTGTTGTAGCTTTACTTTATCATCTGCAGGTGCATCTGATTTAGTAATAGCTTCAATAGCTTCTCTTGGTGATGTAACACCTTGTAATACATTTCCTAATGTAGGATTGATTACAGAAGCTGCGCCAAACAATAATTGTCCAACAGTAGTATCTTTAAACTTCTTTTTATTTGCCATTTTTTCTACCTTTACGTGCTTCACCTTTTAAAGCATTGTCAATATCATCAATTTGATTACCGACTTCTTTAATAGCTTTTGCTACATCAGCTAGTTCATCAGCAGTTAATTTATATCTTTTTTTGATCTCTTTAACTGTTGCAATAGCTTTTTCATCAATAGTTGTTTTGCTCCATAGAGCAACCCACATATCTTTCCAATATTGTTTAGTTAATTTCCACATATATTATAATTTTAATGCGTCTATTTTAGCTTTTTCATCTACTGATAAGCCAGATACAAATTGTGTAATAGCCATTTTAAGCTGTATGTGTCTTTCGTTTCTAGCTAATTCATCTACTTCATCGTCAGTTCTATCTGATTCTGTTACAGCTCTAACTCTTTCAACTATACTTACTGAATCCATAGTAGATAATATTTGTTGTGCTAATTCGTCAGCACTCCATGTTTCTTCACTCATAATTTTATTATTATTTGATTATTAATTACTTATATATATTTACTTGTTTTATTTAGTTTTTACCTTATCCAGCAGATACCTTTAACACGCCACTGTCAGTATATAGCTGACCAGCTACGCTTGGATCTGATGTAGGTAGATTAGGCATTAGTACTTTTACTGTGTGAAGGATAGTAGAAACGTCACCTCCATCTAAAGTTAAATACGCCGTTGTACCACCAGAGCCATCATCTGATTTAAAAGATATATCGCCATCATCTAAGTTTTGTATAATTTGTAAAGTACCTGCAAAATTTTCTATATTAGAATTTGTACCGTTATGATATAGTCTTAAATCACTTCCATTACCAAAATAAGCTACTACACTATCTTCGTGTTTAGTGTGTTTTTGAAAAGATGTAACTTCATTACCACCATCAACTGTAAAATATGTTGTATAACCACCACTACCATTATCTGTTTGAAATATAATATCTTTATCATCTGCTTTATTGATAAAATACAT